GGAGTAATAGTCATAGCCGTATCCGTTTCTGTTAGTGGTGTAATCGTCGCCGTTGCCCCAAAGGCCCATGAACAATTCATCCAATTCGTTGAGGATCATCATATCCACGTTCACAAAGGTGGCGCGGAGTTGGAAGATCACGGCCGCCGCGTTCCCTTGGAAGCCGGATACCCCGCCCTCTGATTTGGTGGTTTGGGTGTTGGTGCCGGTGTTGTCGGTCGATCCCGTGGCGGTTGACGTGCCGATGGTATCCCCTGAACTGGTGGCGTAGTCGCCGGTATCGGAGAGTAGTTCCTGGGGATGGTCGGAGTTGACGGCACGTGATTTCGCTCCCGATGCTGAATCGGTTTTGGAGGTTGCCGCGCTCGTGGCGGTGGAGTCCTGCTCTCCAACGTTTTTCATGTCAATTGTTTTGAGCGGGTCAAACTTAATCCGGGAAGCCTCATAATGCTGGTTGTACAGCGGCATGATGTTGTTCATGCGGACCCGCATTTGGTGGATAAACAGTGAGTGGGTTTCGTGGCCGATTTCGCGGTTCCAAAAATGGTCAATGATCTTTTTGTTGAGCGCGGGCCGGTAGCCTTCATCGAACAAGGGGTATTCATTGAGCCCAATGTCCGGGTAAAGCTCCAACACGTCTTTCAGGTAGCTGGTGAATGTAGCCATTAGTCTTGCGCTCCGCTCTCTGCCTTGTCGCCGTCTGCGGTTGATTCCCCGTCGAGGGTCTCGACCTCTTTGTAGTAGTCAACGGAAACATTCAAGCCGAACATGTCGTTTATTTGTTTGGCGGCGCGTTGCCGGGAGTTGAGGGCTACGTTTTTCATGGCGTCCACCTGTTCATCGTTCGCACCAACCTCCGACGATACAAGCCGTTCTTTTTTGTCTTGGTTGGCGTGGTTGATTCCCAGGAGTCCCATGCATTCGTTCCATAGGCGGGTTCGGGCTGTTTGGAGGTCGGAGAGGTAGCCGGAGGGTACGCCCAAATCCAGGACTTCAATGTCGTCCAGGTTGAGGGTGTCGGCGGCGAAGATCACACCCTGACCCTCCTCGTGCATGCGGTTGAGGTTCGACATGGTGAGCCGCTGGTTCTCTTTGGCTTTAATGACCTTGGGTTGCCGCATGTTGTCGCCGGTAATTTCGATGGTCCGGTCAAACTTGGCAATCTTCATGGCGTACATTTCCACCACATCCGTTTCCGGTGTACGCAAATAGTTCGCGTAAATCGGGACAGCCTTTTTCACGGACAATTCCAGCGGCTGACGGTTGGAACCGATCACGGTAAAAGACGTTGGCTCGTCAAACGCGTTCATGTACCCTACGTTCGCGCCCTGCGCAACAACGTCCTGGCCGGTAAGTTTGTCGTGGTAGTAGACGCACATTCCCCGGTAAAAGATTTCCAGTTCCAGGAAGCGCGGGTTGACGGAATCGGGAAGGCCTTTCCATTCAAAACGGTTCATGCACATTTCCGAAATGACACGCCGGAGCATCATTTCAGTAAACGCCTGCTGATCCTTCACAGGGTTCCGCTGGCGTTTACCCGCGTTCAAATGCGGATTATAAAAGTTCGTGAGAACCAAATCAGTACGTCCCATTTACAGGATCACACCTCCCAGGGGCATGTTGTCCCCTATGTCAATGGTGCCGATATCGGCGGGATTCGCCCACACGGTCACGCCTTTTTCAAAAATACCCCGGATTGCCTGCTTAAACATTTCGGGGCATTCAGCCGCCGTAATGTAAGTTTCGCGTACTTTCCAGTACGTGAACTTTTCCATTACTTGCAGGCTGTCCGGCATTTTACCGAACCTGTTTACAGCATAACCATAGCGTAGCCAGTATTCACCATTCGCCGCCATAGCGGACGGCTGAATCATTTTGAGCTTCAGATCATAACCCCACTTATACGTTGCGAGGTTGAACGCGTCGCCGCCCATCTGCCCGCTCGTGGTCGGCTGAATCAACCGAGCATCCTGTACTTTCGCGTTGATCCCGGCAATGGCATTCTGATAATCACCCTGCGCCGCGAAATCCCCATACGTTTTGTTGGTGTCGCGCGTGAAGCCTGAGAGTTCATTCTGTGATCGGTTCACGCCTGCTGAGAGGGTGTTGCCGATGCCGGTGGACTGGTTCCGCTGGTTTGCCTCGATAGCGACGGATGCGGCGGTTCCTGCCGCGTTCATCGCAACACCAGCCGCCATACCAGCCGGTCCCGCTACTGCCCCGTTCATGCCTGCCTGTAGCCCTCCGGTGAGGACGTTTTGTGCGCCCCGGTACACAGATGTTTGGTTGGCAAGGTTGGCTTGCTGGTTGGCCGCGTTGATGCCCTGCTGATTGATGCCCTGGGAGGTTGCGATTCCTGCCGTCGCCTGCGCGGCGGCTACTTCATTGCCTTGCATGGCGCGCTGCTGTGACCAGTCCGCGCTGCTGTGTTGGTAGGCGATGCCGTGGGCGTTGGACGCCATGAACGACATGTACCCGTTGTTGACGAGTGAGAAGGTGGGGAAGTTGAAAATGCCGGTAGCGAAGTCGTAGAATTCGCCGCCGTCATTGAACACGCCGTAAGCATCCGTTACGGGGTCCACGCCGGGCGATGCCGCGTTGTAGCGGTACGGGTAGAACAGGAGGCGGGGGCCGGGTTCCGCAAAGTGGGGAACCTCGATAACAGTGGCGTGGGGATCGTTCCAGGACTCGGGTTTGATCACCAGCGGCGTGCCGGTGTAGGCCGTCATTTCGATAGCGCTGTACGGGTGCACCAAAAACTTTTTCAGATGATTGTACCGGCCCTCATGCCCCAGCACGACGTCGTTGCGCCAGTTGGTCGCCATCTGCACTTTACGGTTGGACAGGGAACCGGCGTTGACTGAATGCATGCTGACGCCTGCGATGGTGACGGGGCTGGTGTTCATTTGGTAGAAGTCAATGGACGGGATGGCCGCAATACGGATCACACCCTGAGTAATCCACGGCTTATCAGAGAACGCCGTCAAGAATGCGCGGAAGTCATTGAGCGTATCGAAAATGTAGGTTTCAGCACCGTTGGGCAGATTCTCCAACAGGGACCCGTCCGACGAATTCAACTTAGGATCTGAGAGGGTGCCGGGGTCAACATCCAGCTTCACGGTGGAAGTCACCATGATGGAGTAGGCGTTGGTGTCGGCGCTGACGTTGCGGGCGGTTGCCAGGGTCGTGGACCACTGGTCGATGATCTGGTATTCGCCGCCGACGTCGAGGCCTTCGGGGATGGTGAGGAATTCGCGGCCAAAGTCGTTGAACTGGTTCTCATTCGCAATACCGATGTGGCCGCGCTCGATATAGCAGTTCCCAAACGAAATGCCGTAGCCGAAGGTTTGGAACACGTCAAGCTGCACCATGAAACGTGTGGTGTTGGGGTTGACGTATTCGGGCGCTCCGATGAAGTAGTAGAACGCACGGTCAACGTCGCCGTCGATGGGCTGGGCGGGGTTGAACGCGCGCAAATAGTTGTACCGCTGCGCCACGTTGAACGGGATATTCAGGGCGATGGGTTGGCCGAATCGCGCGTACGTGGCATTTTGGATGGTGATTTGCGGGCCGGAATCATTCAACAACCAATCATCCAGAGCGGCGGGATTCTCAAACCTGACCACGTCGCGGTAGTCTGAATTCCACGGGACTGTGTGGAGGGATATGCGGGTGCGGGCTCCCCAAAGCGAATAGTTAAAATCAAGACCATGAGTACGGGTCTGCGGCAACTCTTGTATTTCATTCATGTATCTACGATACACGTCACTAGCACGGCTACCGCCATGAAACAAGAAATCTGACGCACCTAGCTAAGCGCGGAAACAACACAACCCCTACACCTTTTGGGTGTAGGGGTTGTGTCTTTGCTTATGCAGTGAATGGTTCGGAGGAACGGCCCGTCATGATGTGCCGGTATCCGGCGACCGTGCTGCTAAACAGGGTTGTGATCTTGTAGGACTTGCCTGCGTAGATTCCGTTGGCGGGAGTGTTCGCCCAGTCCTGCCGTTCGACTACTTTGGTGATGTGGCGGACGGTTCCGCCCTGCTCTGTGTGTGCGGTGCGGGTTTCAGCGATTTCGGTGGTGGTCTTCACGGTGCGTTCCTTTGTTTGTGGCGTTCCTGCGTTCTGTAATTATTATTGCATGATGCGTGAACGCACGTCAAGCGGGGAACAAAGAATCCCCCAACCAAATGGTTGGAGGATTCTTTGTCAGGAGCGCCACAGCCCCGGAACTAGTCCGTCATGGGGATCAGACTAGTTCACGGTAACAGTGTACACGGGATCGCCGGGTGCGCTGTTCGCGGTGACGGTGAACACGTCGCCAGCGGCGTTGAGTTCAATGAGGACGTC